CCTGTGCGTAACTCACTATCGTGAAATTGACCTGCTGCTAAATGACAGCCCCAAGCAAACAATTTATCACTGCTTGGGTAATACGGTGCTTCTATTAATGATAAGTCTTGTAGTCCGACTGGGTTTGCTGCACTAACAGGCGCTAACGTAAACACCGGAATACCCTGAAATACACTCTCAACTGCTGCATTACTATTAAATGTAACAAGAGCGTACACATCGTCGTCTAAGGCTTCTTCTAGCGTGTTATGTAGCATTCTATCTGCTCTTTGTTTATTACGTTGCCTAATTTCAATAGGCCTGTCAGTATGTTGTTTAAGTGTGTTAACAGTTTCTGATAACCACTCTTCTAAATCAAGATCATAAAACTTCATAGGCTTTTCGTCTGGCGCAGCAATAAGAATCTTTCTACCTTTCTTATTCCACGGCTTAAACTTTTTACCAAAGCCTTCGAATCTGCTTGAAGGGCGATCAATAAGTTTATTATGTTGAAGATTGTTCTTTACAATACGATGCCAAAACTTCCAACCATTAGGGTTACTAGGAGTTACTTCGTTACCAAAGTATCCTGTATCCATATAATAAAAATCTCTACCATCTTCCCAACATTTATGCATCCATTTCTTTTTTAAGATACCTCGTAACACAATAGGATCTTCTGAAGCATCATAATTAAACGTATTAGAATCCTCAACAGGTGCACCACACCCTCGAGCGAAACGATTTATATAGGGGTCTTTTTTACCCTTGCTTACAAAAATCCAATTAGTCACGTCTTTCGATATCCTCTTCGATACAGGCTTCCCCGTATTGAACTTCTAGTATGTGTGTTAAATCATCTGTGGGGTTACTTGCTTTATGCCAAGTACCTACTGAAATATCATATCCTTTTGTTAAGGGTAAAAGCTCTACAGTATCACTAATGTTGTTCCACTCTGTTTGCATTTTAACTTTGCCTTTTAGTACATACCAATGTTCTGATCTTTGAAAGTGTCTTTGATCAGAAAGACATGCACCTGGCTCAATTACTAATTCTTTAATTTTAAAATTGTTTTCAGGTTGATGATCTAATACTCTATACCAACCCCATTTGCGTTTTGTTTTAGGTGTTTTCCATTCTCCTAAAATCCAACTACTTGAATTCTTTTTATCTGTACCACCAACACCAAATTGAAATTCTACTCTATTGTTGTCAGTAAACTTTTCTACTTCTGGTGAATTGCCTTCACCTCTATCTCCACCGTTAGCAAATACTATTCTGTCATGCATTGTTTCAGATGTTTTAAGTGCTACGTCTATCGCACCACATGCCGATCCTTCCTTATCATCTTCAAATGTAATAACATTATCTACTACAGCAAGTTCTTTAATAATAGCAATTCTTTCTTCAACGGGCATAAAAGGCATGCCCTTTTTATTTGTTAACCATTCGTCGCTGTTAACACCAACCCATAACTCGTTACCAAGTTCTTTGGCTGCTTTAAAGTAGGCAATATGCCCGGAATGTAAGGGGTCAAACCCGCCTGTAACTAGTACGATTCTTTTCATACTAGTATTTATATGCGCAGTTTATGTAAAGAAAATTAAATGGTTGCGTCGTCTAAACCAGCTGTTCTTAGTTTAACGATATTAGATACTTGCCATTGTTTAATGTCTAGTCCTTTGATAATTCCTAGCCATTTATTACGTAATAATGCAAACTCGTTAATAATTTTTTCAAAGTCTACAACATCAGCTTCGCCATCTACAAATTTTTCAGCATCTCTAGAACTTAATTGACGTTGATAATTTTCAACATATTTTCTAAAGTGTGTACTACGTAAACGGCGAAGCTCAATGTTTAAATATTCGAGTATTGCTTCGATCTCTTGTAACTGTCCAAATCTAGTTTCTACAATTGCAGGCATTTGTGCTGATGCTTTTTCAAGACGCCCAACAACATTTGTCTCTTTTTTAGCCTGTAATAATTCTGCTTCGTAGTACTGCACAGCGGCAGGTATCTTCGAAATATCTTTAGAAACTTGATCGTACCAGTTCATTTAATCCTCATCATCCCAAATTGCATCTTCGACGTCTTCATCGTAATTAGTGTCGCCGTCATCTTCGTCCTCAGTTACATACTCAATTGCAGTATCTAAGTATGTGTCAATACCAAAGAGTTCATTGATTGCAATTTCAGATACTCCGTGGTCTACTAGTGCAGTAACAAAACCTTTTGCTACTTCTTGTTTTTCCTTTTCAGGAACATGTTCTGACACTACGTTCCAAATGTCAGCAATTAGATCAGATTGCATAGATTTCTACTCCGTTATTCAGTTGGTTGTTCTTCGTAAACTTCCTCATCGACTACTTCGACAGGAGTCTCTATTACAGGTGTATTTATGATATCATCCATAATTATCTGTAACTTATCTCCAGTCCATGCTTTTCGATATTCTAGCATAACTTCGCCAGTTGACGGACTTGTATACTCAAGTCTATTACCTGACTTTTTAAGATATCCTTTTGCTTCGAATAACTCAATCAATCCACTATGCGGATCCATGCCTGTTTCATATGGTATTTCAACTTGTACACTTTCGAACGGTTTATTGTAACGTGTTTTCATTACCTTACACGCCGCTCTAATACCATGTACTTGTGAAGTTTTATTACCGTCTGCATCTACTTTAAGTTTAAGTTTCTTAATAGCTACAACAATACTAGAAGCATATACAAACCCTTGTCCACCGCTAATCTTATCGTCTGGATCAAACATATCTTGTGATGCATATGTGTGGTTAGTACATACCATACCTACGTTATAACTACCAATCATGTTAACTGTGTTACGAACAAGTGCAGTCAATGCCTTAGGCTTACGACCCATATCACCTTTCATATCACCTTTTTGGAACTGGTCAACGTCTGTAGGTGTTAGTAACATACCTAACGAATCAATTACAAATAATACTTTAGGACGTTCTTCTTCTGCCATATCACGATATTCTTTCATAAATTCTGATACTGTTCTAGCAACATCATCAATCATGCTCATGTTAAGTTTAAGAAGTTTTTCTTCTGAAGTATCTACGTCAAGTGCTTGTAGCCACGCTTCGTCAAGTGCGTTCTCTGAGTCAACTAATACTACAAAGATGCCTTGTTCCTGTGCAGCCTTTACAATATTTGCTGAACAGAAGTAACTCTTACCACTACCTGATTCACCTGCAAATACTGTTACCTTACCAAGCGGAACACCTTTATTAAAGTCGCCACTTACAAGATAGTTTAGTGCAAAGTTTCCTGTGCTGACCCAATCAGTTGGATCATTAAAGCCAATACCAAGGCCGTCAATGCTCTTAGTGATTGTCTTTCTGAATTTACTTATGTCAAATGCTTTTGCCATTTTTACCTTTCCTATGTGTTAGAGTGTAGTGTAGAAGATCTCGCTGGATACCGAAAGGAGATTTTAGCCGGAACTTCCACATACACAATTAATTAACTAGCGTTTCTGCTTCTAATCATTGCAAGAATATCTTGCGCTCTGTTAGAACCATCGCCTTCACTTGCCGCAGCCTCTTGTGCTGTTGCAGTTGCAGCCGCTGGTGCCGCTTCTGCTACTGGTGCTGCCGGAGCCGCTTCAGGTGCAGGAGTTGCTGCTGGTGCTGGTGTTGCTGGTGTTGATGGAGTATATGCCTTGTTAGGATCTCCAGTACGTGACGCCATACCTGCTGGCTTAAAGTACTGACCCCAACGGTCCATATCATATGCCTCACCGTCTACTGACGCTTCGAACATCTCTTTCATAACCTTTAACTCAACCTCACCAGGTTTCTTTGGAAGGAAATCTGACATGTTGTAAAGACCATGCGTTTCGATTGCTGCCTTTTCAGTATCACTTAATGCACGTTCTTTACGTGACCAAGATGATGTAGAATAGTCTGCATAGCCGCCTTTAGAAGTTTTCTTAACTCTAAAGTCAACGCCACGCATATAGTCTGTTGGCAGTTCTTCAAGTTCAGGATCCATTAATGCACCTTTAATGATCTGGAAGATCTGTGGTCCAATAATAAATCTACGGATTGGGTTTTCCGGAGAACTTTCTTCGTTTAACGGGTCTTCAGTAACAAACCCTTGGAATACATATGAACGTTTTTTCCAATACTTACGTCCCATATCTTCTAAAGATTTATCTTTGAACCATGGTCGAACTTCTGTTAAGATCGGACATGGTGTGCCGTCGTTATACATTTCCATACATGGAACTTGTACAATTACCTGACGTGAGTCAGTGTCGCCTTTTACTCCAGCAAACGGAAGTTTAATCATTGCACGTTCTGCCCAAAAGAACGTATTAGATTGATCGCTGTCAGGTAAGAAACGAATTACTGCTTCTTTGCCTTCTTGCATATTCCAATGTGGGTAAATTGCGTTGTCTCCACCGGAAGAATTTCCAGTGTTACGATTGTTGGACTCTTGTAGTTTAGCCCTTATTTCTGCGAGTGATGCCATTTGTGCCTCCTATAGCCTTGTTATATGTTTTCACTTTCATGCCTAAGCATACGTATTATTATATGCTCTTTTATTTAGCCCGTCAACTGTTATTTTAACTAAAAGTGGTTTCATTCAGCCAAAAAGAAAGGAGACCGAAGTCTCCCTACTTAAATTATAACTTTGTGTTGTTATAGTGCCTTGTGCAATTGAGCAACTAGCTTTGCTTTAGTCAGCCTTCTATCTAATTCAATGCCGTTATCTCTGCCTAATTCTTCTAACTTAACTTTTGTCATTTTTGATAACTCAGCTTTAGTTACTTTCTTAGCTTTTGCTGGGGCCTTTTCTTTCACTTCGTCCTTTAGTACCAAAGGTTCTACTGGTGAAGTGAACAGCTTTTTAATCCAGTTAAACATATTCTTCTCCGTTAATGAGTATTATTTAAGTCTTTTAGTAAGCGCCAGCTAAGGTTTTGATTCTTTCGAGTTCTTCGAGTTCTTCTGCCCCTTGCTCTTGTGCCGGTGCCATTCGTTCTACCATCTTACGAGCAACTTGTCCTGCATGTTCGCCGAACTTCTTGTCTACCATAGTAGCAACGCCTTCTGGACCTTTTGGAAATGTGCCACTATTTTTATCGTACATACTTACAATAAATTGTGCTACTTCGTTAATATCATATGACTTACCGTCTACTTTGAATTCTTTTTTGCCTGCTTTCTTAGCTTTGTCTAGTTCGCCGGAAAACTTGTTTCCTTCGCCAAAATCTGGCTCATCTTGTTTTTCAATATGATTGCCTTCGTCATCAAAGTCTGTGTCAACCATATCAATTGCAAACATAGCATCAGCTGCGTCATACTTGCCGTTTCTAATTGCATCTTTAACTTTGTCTTTTGGCATTTTTAATTTTTGATCTTCGTCTGTAAAGTCACCTAAAATTTCTTCAGCACCAATTAACGCATCACTTACTCTACCTTCTTGTTGCGTTCCTTCGTGTTGTTTATGATCTGCATTATCGTACATTTCTTGTGCGTCCTCCTGACAAGCTGCCATTAACTCGTCCATGTCTTGCATTTCAAGATCCATGTCAGCATCAAAACCTAATTTACTGTTACCATCCATTTGGCAGTCTAGTGATATTGATTTAGGATCAACTATAATGTTTGCTGGACCATCTTCGTTTTCAATTTTTGCTTTATACGATACAGTGCAAGGTGTCATTTCGCCGTCATCGCCTGTTCCATCCCATTGAAACTCGCCTT